GCTACTGTCGAGCAGCAAGCATTTGCAACTCTATTAGCTAATAAAGTTAAAGGTAATATTAAAGTCAATATTATTGATCTACCTGGTTTTGGTCCAACAAAGCAAGATACTATAGAAGATCTAGCTTTTTTAACTGGAGCCAAGGTTATTAACGAAGAACTAGGTGACGACTTAGATTTAATTGATCCAAGTGTTTTAGGTGAAGCCGTTAAATCTATCACTGACGATAAAACAACTGTTTTACAGATTAACGCTGAGGTTGACGTGACAGAGCGTGTAGCAGATATTGAAAAGAAAATTACTGCTGAAGATAAAAACCCATTTATCCGTAGAAGATTAGAGCAACGTTTAGCTATGCTAAATGGTTCTGTAGCAATCATTAAGGTTGGCGCAAACTCTAAAGTAGAATTAAAAGAGAAAAAGGATAGAGTGGAAGACGCCATTTACGCGGTTAAAGCATCGATAAAAGAAGGTATCGTATCTGGTGGTGGTGTGGCTTTACTTAACGCTTCGGATAAATTAAATGATACTATTAAAGGTGAATCTGTAGTAAAAAAAGCTATAAAAGCACCTTTTAATACAATACTTAGTAATGCTGGTATTAATGTACCTGATGATTTTAAAAATCAAAAAAACAAAGGTATTAACGTTGTTAACGGCAAAATAGTTAACATGATTAAAGCTGGTATTATTGATCCTACATTAGTAACTAAAACAGCGCTTAAAAACGCAATGAGTGTAGTTACTACGATTATTTCAACTGATTGTGTAATTAATAACATGCGAACTAATGAAAGCAATTAATTACTATGTTGTTGTAGAAAAAATCAAACAGCCTCCTAAAAAAGTAGGGGGCTTAGAACTTTCAGAATCTCAAAACGATGAAGAAAGATATTCTAAAGGTGTTGTTATAAGCGTTGGTAATCTAGTTGAAGGAATAAAAGCAACCGATATTATTAGATACGATAAAAGAGCTGGTCATGGTATAATATATGACGATAAATTGTATCAAGTAATTAAAGTAGGTGATATAGTAATTGTAGAGTGAGACTAGAGCCTACAGATTTAAGAGATTTAAATCTACTAAAATACTATAGAATAATTAGAAGGTGGGCGTGTAAGCAGTACGGTATAAAAGATGCAGACTTAGAGCTGTTGATATACTTAGACTGCAAAAACTTATTTACAAGAGAAGATTTTTTAAATGGAGTTTACACGTATACCTGGGACAAGCATCGTTGGGAACGTTTAAGAAGAGATGGTTGGATAGATGTTTGGAGAGAGCGTAACAGATCTGATCAAAAATACGCTATATATAAGACTTCTCAAAAAACTAAGTTAATGATCAATAGAATATATCGTATCATGCTTGGTAAAGAAGATATACCAATAACACAATCAAATGTTTTCTATAAAAATAAATCATATACTGATAAGGTTATGAATAAAGCTATAGATGACATGATTAAAGACAAAGAAAGATGAGAAAACTATTAATTATTTCAGCTTTCTTTTTGGCTAGTTGTTCCTCAGCGAAGGTCGTGTCTTCAGAGGATATAACATCTAGGACTCAATGGTTAGAGTCTAGCGAAGATAATCCAATTATCAACGTTATTCAGAAAGTTTATGCAAATGATGATCTTGAGATTGTCATTAAAAAAAAATACACGACAGACTACGTTAAGATAATGCAACGTAGAGGCAAAAAGATTATTAACAAACAAACAACTAGAAACTATGGCTTACAAGAAAACTAAAAAGAAATGTTCTAAATGCGGTAAAGTAAGCTGCAAATGTAAAAAGTAATGGCTAAAGTAGATAAATCTAAAATGGCTTGTAATAAGCCTAAGAGAACTCCTGGCCATAAAACTAAGTCACATATAGTAAAAGCATGTGCAAATGGAAAAGAGAAGATTATTAGATTTGGGCAACAAGGAGTTAGTGGAGCAGGAAAGAAAAGTGATTCTAAGTCTAAAGCGCGACGTAAGAGTTTTAAAGCTCGTCACAAAAAGAACATTAAAAAAGGTAAAATGTCAGCTGCGTATTGGGCAGACAAGGTAAAGTGGTAGTATGAAAAGAAAAAGTAAAAAATCTCCTTGCTGGTCTGGTTATGAAATGGTTGGCATGAAAAAAAAGGGGAATAGAAAAGTACCTAATTGCGTTCCTAAGAAAAAGCGCAAGAAGTGAACAAAATAATTTAATATGAATTTAATTAGAAAGATTAGTATCGGTAGAGATTACAAGGACTCTGCGATGCATTATGCTGTAGGCCAAGAAGTTTATGGTGGCCATGAGATTTGTGATATTGTAGAAGAAGAAAACAATTTTCGTATATATATTAAAAAAGGTAACGATATTATACCTTGGAAAGATTTTAATAAAAACATGGCGATAAGTGTTGAATATAATCTTGAGTACTAAATGCGAAGTTTATACTTTTTTATTATAAAACCAGCAGAAGACAGATACGAAAACACTAAAAAAATAAATAACACTGATTTAATACTAAATACTGAAATGCAAAATCACCAGTACGTTAGTAGAAGAGGTGTTGTTTTAGAAACACCAATAAACGAAAAAACAGGTATAAAAAAGGGTGATGAGGTTATTCTTCATCACAATGTATTTAGAAGGTTTTATGATGTTAGAGGTAACGAGAAAAATAGTAAAAACTATTTTGATGACGAAACTTTTTTTGTAGAACCAGAGCTTGTTTTTATGTACAAGAGAAATGATGGATGGAAGCCTGTCGAGGGTTATTGTTTTGTTCAACCGTTAGTTAATGACGATGAATTTTCTATAGAAAAAGAAAAACCCTTAACTGGTAAAATGGTTTATGCCGATAATAGTTTAATTAAAAACGGTATTAAACCTGGTACTATAGTAGGTTTTACTCCTAGTAGTGAGTATGAATTTATTATAGACGGGCAAAGATTATATCGAGTACCCACTAATTCAATTTGTATTAAATATGAATATCAAGGAACAGAAGAAGAGTATAATCCAAGCTGGCTTCAAAGCAGTTGAGGAATTAATACGAGTTGCAGAAGAGAAAATTATTACTCACACTGAAGATGATGTTTCTGCTGATAGATTAAAAAATGCAGCTGCAACTAAAAAACTAGCAATATTCGATGCTTTTGAAATACTAACAAAAATTCAAGAAGAGCAATCAATATTAGATAATAAACCTTTAGAAAATAGCAAAGAATCATTTAAAGGTTTTGCAGAAAGGAGATCTAAGTAATGTATAAGCAAACATTATTTAAGATCGTAGAACCAGTGAAACTGACTACAATACATCGTAGAAATAAATCTAAATCCTGGAAGTATGGATATGATAAAGAAAACGATATTGTAGTTATAAGCAAGACTGGAGAGATCGGTGAAATATACGAGATACAAAACTTACGTATAGCGTTACCGAAAGAAAGCAATGTGTATAGCAACAAAGAAAAACGTTGGTTACCATTTGACTATCCTAAGGAATTAGGTAGAATAAAAACAATATTTGATTGGAGAGATACGCCAGGTGAATTTAAAGATAAATGGGAAGATTATATTGAAGACGAGTTTGACAGACGTGAAAACGGTTTTTGGTTCGTTAACAAGGATAATCCTACTTATATTACTGGCACTCACTATATGTACCTGCAGTGGACCAAAATCGATGTTGGACATCCGGACTTTCGAGAGGCAAACAGATTATTTTTCATATTTTGGGAGGCATGCAAGGCCGATAATAGATGCTACGGCATGTGCTACCTTAAAAATAGACGTTCTGGGTTTTCGTTTATGTCAAGCTCAGAAACCGTTAACCTTGCGACAATTACATCAGATGCAAGATTTGGTATATTGTCAAAGTCTGGAGCCGATGCTAAGAAGATGTTTACAGACAAGGTTGTACCAATATCAATTAACTACCCGTTCTTTTTCAAACCGATACAGGACGGTATGGATAGGCCAAAGTCAGAACTCGCGTATAGAGTACCCGCGTCAAAACTCACAAAGAAGTCTATACAAAACAAAGAGAGGGAGATCATGGAAGGTCTCGACACGACGATCGACTGGAAAAACACGGGAGACAACTCGTACGATGGTGAAAAACTAGCACTACTAGTACATGATGAAAGTGGTAAATGGGAGCGACCTGATAATATATTAAACAACTGGCGCGTAACAAAAACGTGTCTTAGACTAGGTAGTCGTATCATTGGTAAATGTATGATGGGTTCAACATCCAATGCGCTGGACAAAGGTGGAGATAATTTTAAAAAGCTTTACAATGATTCAGACGTCACAAAACGCAACCGCAACGGACAAACTCGCAGTGGACTATATAGTCTGTTCATTCCTATGGAGTGGAACTACGAAGGATTCATTGATTCTTTTGGATTACCTGTATTCGATACACCACCAGAACCAGTTGAAGGACCGTTGGGAGAGAGTATTGAAGTTGGAGTAATAGAGCATTGGGAAAATGAAGCTGCAGGTTTAAAAGAAGATCAAGATGCTTTAAATGAATTTTACCGACAGTTTCCAAGAACAGAGGAGCATGCTTTTAGAGACGAAACTAAAAACAGTATATTTAATTTAACTAAAATATACGATCAAATAGATTTTAATGAAGAGGCTAAATACCAAGGTTTAGTTACTCAAGGTAGCTTTCAATGGGAAAATGGTATTAAAGATACCAGAGTTATTTTCACTCCAGATAAAAACGGTAGGTTTTTAGTTTCATGGGTACCACCAAAGCATTTACAAAATAATTACGAAATAAGAAATGGTCTACGTTATCCTGCTAACGAACATATTGGCGCTTTTGGTTGTGACCCTTATGATATATCGGGTACGGTAGATGGTAGAGGATCTAAAGGAGCGTTGCACGGGTTAACAAAGTTTAGTATGGAAGAAGCTCCGTCTAATACTTTTTTTCTTGAATATATTGCTAGACCGCAAACAGCTGAAATGTTTTTTGAAGATATATTGATGGCACTGGTTTTTTACGGTATGCCAATATTAGCGGAAAACAACAAGCCAAGATTACTTTACTATTTAAAGCGTAGAGGATATAGAGGTTACTCAATGAATAGACCTGATAAAACATACAACAAGCTATCTACTGCAGAAAAAGAAATTGGTGGTATACCTAATTCAGGCGAAGACATTAAACAAGCTCACGCTGCTGCAATAGAAAGTTATATACAAAAACATGTAGGACAAATTGATGATGGTAGTTATGGATCTATGTATTTTAATAGAACTTTAAACGACTGGGCTAAATTTGATATAAACAAAAGAACACTATTTGATGCCGCTATATCTTCTGGTCTAGCTATTATGGCTTGCAACAAGCACATGTATAAGCCTACACAAGAAAGAACAACGCGATCATTAAATTTTGGATTTAAAAAATACAACAATAAAGGATTTACTTCAAAAATAATAGAATAGATGTCTAAAATATTACCTAAAGGTATATTCCCAAGCCAATCGGTTGAGGATGCTGTTAAAGCGAGTCCAGAGTATGGATTAGAAGTAGCTAACGCTATCGAGTCTGAATGGTTTAAACGCGATACAGGATCTGTTAGCTACTATGCAAACAGGGATAACTTTCATAGACTAAGATTATATGCTAGAGGCGAACAATCTATACAAAAATATAAAGATGAGTTATCTATTAACGGTGATTTATCTTATCTTAATTTAGACTGGAAACCTGTACCAATTATTCCTAAATTCGTTGATATAGTAGTTAATGGTATTGGTGAGAGAACTTTTGATATTAAAGCATACTCTCAAGATCCAGCCGCAATACAACAAAAAACAGACTATGTTACTAAAATTATTAGTGACATGCAAAACAAAGAACTCCTGCAAACCGTTCAAGGTGAGTTTGGAGTTAACTTATTTAATGGCGATCCTAATAATCTTCCTGAAAGCAGCGAAGAGTTACAGCTTCACATGCAGCTTGATTACAAACAAAGTATTGAGATTGCTGAAGAAGAGGCTATAAACAATGTTTTAGACTATAACAAATATCATTTATTAAAGAAAAGATTAGACTACGATTTAACTGTTATCGGTATTGCTGCTGTTAAAAATAGCTTTAATACTTCTGAAGGTATTAAGTTAGAATATGTAGATCCTTCTGATTTAGTTTATTCCTATACTGAATCTCCATATTTTGATGATATTTACTATGTTGGAGAAATTAGAAGAGTAAGTGTTGTTGATTTAAAGAAACAATACCCTGAATTAACTGACGATGATATTAAAGAAATTGAAGGAACTGGTAGCAATGCTTTGCTTTACAATAGATCCTACGCTTATTCTGACGCTGAAGACACTAACCACGTATACGTATTATATTTCGAATATAAAACATATCAAAATCAAGTATACAAAATAAAAGAGACATCTAGTGGAGCTCAAAAACCATTAAAGAAAGATGATACTTTTAATCCTCCAAAAGATTCTAGATCAAGATTTGAAAAAGTAAGTAGATCTATAGAGGTTTTATATACAGGATCTAAAATCATTGGCTTAAACAAGATTCTTGATTGGAAAATGGCTGAAAACATGACAAGACCAAAGTCTGATACGACTAAGGTTAACATGTCTTATAGTATTGTTGCTCCAAGAATGTACAAAGGTAAAATAGAGTCTTTAGTTGGTCGAATGACTACGTTTGCTGACATGATACAGCTTACACATTTAAAACTTCAACAAGTAATGTCTAGAATGGTTCCTGACGGTGTTTATTTAGACGCTGATGGTATCGCAGAAATAGATCTTGGTAACGGCACGAACTATAATCCACAAGAAGCACTAAACATGTACTTCCAAACTGGATCTGTTATCGGTAGGTCAATGACCCAAGACGGTGAGTTTAATCACGGTAAAGCACCTATTCAAGAATTACAATCTTCAGGTGGAGGACAAAAAATAGCTAGTTTAATTAATTCTTATAATTATTACTTGCAAATGATGCGAGATGTTACAGGACTTAATGAGGCTAGAGATGGTAGTATGCCTGATGAAAAAGCGTTGGTTGGTGTTCAAAAGTTAGCAGCCGCTAACTCAAACACAGCTACAAGACACATACTTCAGTCTGGCTTATACTTAACGCTTAAAACAGCAGAGTCTATTTCTCTTAGAATATCTGACGTTCTTGAGTACGGTAATACAAAACAAGCATTTGTACAAGGCATCGGTAAGTTCAACGTAGGAACGTTAGAAGAAATAAAACACCTACACTTACATGACTTTGGTATTTTCTTAGAATTAACTCCAGATGACGAAGAAAAGCAATTACTAGAAAACAATATTCAAGTAGCGTTACAGAGAGATCAAATACATTTAGAAGATGCTATTGATATTAGAGAAATAAAAAATATCAAACTAGCTAATCAACTTCTTAAAGTTCGTAGACGTAAGAAAGCTCAAGAAGACAGAAAGCTACAAATGGAAAATATCCAAGCTCAGTCTGAATCAAACGCTAGAGCTGCTCAAGAATCTGCTGCAGCTGAGATGCAAAAAGAACAAGCTCTTGGAGAAACTAAAGCTCAATTAGAGCAAGTTAAAGCACAACTTGAAATACAAAAACTTGAAAAAGAAGCCGCTGTTAAGAAAGAACTTATGCAGTATGAGTTTGAGTTAAACATGAGACTTAAACAAGCTGAAATGCAAGTGATTAATGATAAAGATAAGTACAAGGAAGATCGTAAAGATGCTCGTACTAAAATTCAAGCAACTCAACAATCAGAGTTGATTGAGCAACGCAGAGGCTTTGCTGGGCCTAAAAACTTTGAATCCGCAGGTAATGATGTCCTTGGTGGATTTGGTCTAGAGCAATTTGAGCCTAGATAAAATTTTAAAAATTTATATTATATCTTATTATGGAAGAACCAATTAAAGTAAATCTTGTAAACGAGGAAACGCCTTCTATACAAGAAAAAGAAGAAAAAGTTCTTGAAAACGCTGGTGTTAAAACTGAAGACGGTGTTTTTAAGGTTGATTTAAGAAACGAACAACAAGAACAAGATGCCGTTCAAGAGCAAAGCACAGATGAGGTACCTGTTTCTGAAGGAACCGAAACTAGCGAAGAAGTGGTTGAAGAAGTACGGAGTACCGAAGAACCTACCGAAGAAAAAGAAGAAGAACAAGTAATTGAACTAATAAAAGAAGATACCGATGCCAAGTTGCAAGAGCAAGAGCAAGAAACCGATGACCAAAAAATCGTCGAAGAAAAGCTCGTACAAGAAGAAGAAGTAAAAGAACCTAAGTTAGATCTTCCTGATGGAATCGAAAGTCTAATTGACTTTATGAAAGAAACCGGAGGTTCACTAGAAGATTACGTTCGTCTTAACACTGATTATTCTAGTGTAGACGAAATGTCTCTACTTAGAGAATATTATAAGCAAACTAAATCACATCTTGACAATGAAGAAATTAACTTCTT